CGGTACAAGGCCTGGCAGAATGGACAGTTCGAGCTGCGCCAGCTGGCGCAGCACAGCCACAGCGAGGTGTGGGGGGAGCAGCCGCGGGTGGCGACGGATGAGGAGCTGGGGATGTAGGGTAGACAATACCTACCCCTTGATCCCCTCCCTAATCCGCCAAGCGGATACCGAAGCGGTAAGGGAGGGGAGAGAAGAACCCCCTCCTAACCTCCCCCCTGACGGCCCTCCAAGAGGGCGCCGAAGCGGCGGGAGGAGGAAATTAGTGGAATTACAGGTGAGATACCTGATAAACAAAATGGGCGGGATGCCCGGAAAGAGTTTGCAATGAAAACAAATTGGTTGATGTTCGATGGGAATGCTGCGGGCGGATCCGCCGGGAGTGGAAGCGGGACAAGCGGCGCAGGATCACAGGCTAATGGCGGGGGAGCCGCCAACGGCCAGGGTAACAATCAAAATAACGCCGGCAACGGCGGGAGCGGTCAAGGGACGGGAAACCAAACCGAGATCCGTTTTGATGAATTCATCAAAACGCAGCCCAAAGAGGTGCAAGAGGCTTTTGAGAAACATACTCAAGGGCTGAAGACAGCTTTGGGAAGCGAGCGCGAACAACGCGGGGCGCTTGAGAAACAGCTTAAAGATGCGCTGTCAAAGGCAGAGAAAGGTTCAGAACTCGAGAAGAGTTTGAATGAGGCTTTGGCAAAGTTGGATGTCGCCAATATGCGGGCAACATTTGCAGAAGAGGCGAATAAGCCGGAGATCGGCTGTTTGAACCCTGCAAATGCTTTCATCATAGCGACTGCTCGTGAGCTGTTCGACAAGCGCGGTAATGTCAACTGGGATGCCTTGAAAAAGGAAGCCCCAGAACTATTTGTAAAATCCGGCGAAGGCGGTGCGGGTCAAGGGACGGGTGGAAAACTCGGAACTCCTACGACCGTGGATGACATCATCCGCAACCAAGCCGGGATCCATAGACTGCCCTAAAGGAGGGCGAAATGGCTTATGACAATTACATCAATCGTACTGATGTCGCCGGTTTAATCCCGGCCGAAACCAGTTACGAATTACTTGATCTGATCCCCAAAGAGGGTTCGCACGTGATGGCACTGTCACGGCGGCTGCGCAATATGAATGCGTATGAGACCGATATGCCGGTGCTGAGTGCCCTGGCGGTAGCGACCTTCGCAGACGGGGATACCGGACTCTCTGAGACGACCGAGGCGACCTGGGAAAACAAATACATCTATGCCAAAGAGATCACCAGCTTCATACCGATCTCAAAGAATGTACTGTCTGATTCGCGCATCCCGATCTGGAGCGAGGTGAAGCCTCTGATGGTGACAGCGGCCGGGATTGCGATCGATAACTCGATCCTATACGGCACCGGAGCACCGACATCCGGATGGCCAACTGCATTGGTCACCGGAGCAACAACTGCAGCGCATTACAAGAGCATCGCAGATTTTGCCGATATCTATGACGCTGTTTTGGGTGAGAGCGGTTTGTTCACTCTGATCGAGCAGGACGGCTTCGGGATCACCGGAAGCATTGCTGCCCTTTCGATGCGCGGCAAGCTGCGCGGCTGCCGGGATGCGAACGGTAACCCGATCTTCAACCCCGACCCGACCCGCGCCGGCGAATATATGCTGGACGGTGTTCCGATCCGCTTCCCGAAGACGGGTGTTGGTTCAGCCACTTATCCGCTCATCGCCGGTCAATGGGATCAGCTTGTGTATTCCATGCGGTCAGACATCAGCTTCGAGGTCTTTACCGAAGGCGTTGTCCAGGATAAATCCGGGAATATCGTTTTCAACCTGATGCAGCAGCGCATGGCAGCCATCGCACTGACCATGCGGCTTGGCTTTGCCCTGCCGAACCCGATCAACTGGGTCAACAGCAATTCCACCACCCGGTACCCGTTCGGGTACCTGACCGCCTAGGAGGTGGCTCATGGGACTTTATCCAAAAGAATTGATTGAGTTCATCGCCCTGTCAGGGATCCCGCGAGGTCCCAACAGCCACTATTACCTGGTGGATGCGGTGCATGGCGATGATGGCAATGACGGCAACAACTTCAAAAAGCCGTTAGCTTCCCTGACCGAAGCGGAAGACCGGTGCGTGACCAACCACCACGATGCTGTGATCCTGCTCTCCGGACCGACAGGGGATACGCTTTCAGCGGCCCTGACCTGGGACAAGAGCTATACCCACCTGCTGGGCTGGTGCGCTCCGACACGGGTCGCACAACGGGCACGCATCTTCCAGCTTTCCACATTGACGGATGCCAGCCCATTGATCACGATCAGCGGATCCGGGAATGTCTTCAAAGATTTCTATGCCTTCCAAGGTGTGGCTGATACCGGAAGCCTGATCGATGTATCGGTGACCGGCGGACGCAACTACTTCGAGAACGTGCACTTCGCGGGCGGCGGGCATGCCACCCAGGCGATCGACGGCGGGGCTTCGCTGAAGCTGGACGGCGCTGAAGAGAATACCTTTAAGTACTGCACAGTCGGCGTGGACACGATCGCTTATGCGACCGGCATGGACTGCCTGCTGTTCGACGGCGAGGCGCACCGCAACACCTTCGAAGACTGCCTGTTCCAGATGTGGGCCGGAAACGGCGGAGCTGCCTGGGTTGAAGTGGCGGATGCGACCGGTATCGACCGGTGGAACCGCTTCATCAACTGCGGCTTCATCAATACCGGAACGACACTGACATCAGGGTTTGTCATCCCGGCTGGGATGGGTTCGCCACGGCGTCTGTTCCTTGAGAACTGCCGCGGCTTTGGCGCCACCAAGTGGGATGCCAACGACCGGGGTGTCTTGATGGGCAATATGAATGCCGTCACTGCCGCTGATCTGAGCGGTGTGATGGTCGAGATGATCTCATAGAGAGGAGATGAGATATGACTGTTGAATTAATCGATGGACGCGGACCACTCTGCGTAAAGATCACCGGTGTTGCATCAACAGCGGGGGGTGGAATCGGTGAGGTCGAAAATCCTGAGGATGTGGCGGTCGTCATCACCAAATGCACCCTGTACGTTGAGACTCCGTCCACCGGTGCGGCCAACCTGGATGTGGGTGTCGGGGCAACAGCGACCGATAACACGACCTTGATCAACGCTCTGGCGGTGAACGGCAGTATCACCGGGAAGGCTTATAACGGCCTGAACCCGGCTGCCAAAGCAGAACAGGATGTATGGGCTGCGGACGAACTGCTGACCATTACCGGATCAGCCACCACCGTTGGTCTGGTGGCGTACCTGTTCCTGGAATATGTGAGGGTTGACGAGAGTTAGCCCATCCGAATGAACGGGCGGGTTTCGCCCAACACGTCCTGTAATGGGCGCAAAAACCGCGAACCCGCCCCTACCAAAACCATTCGAAAGGAAAACATGGCGCCAAGATACTGCCCGGAAGTGAATAAGGAATACTGGGATGATCTGCCGATCGATATGTTTGCGCGGCGGAGCCACTTCCTGGAGCATCTGGCGCCAATCTGGTTCAAGATCCCGGAGGAGCGGCGAGGCCGATTTTATGTACCAGCGTATCTGCTGGAATTTGCCCATGTGATGGGAATACAGGCCGAGCCGCTCCGCCCCCTTGGCGGGCGCAAGAGCGACATGGTAGTCTACCCGGCGGGGAATGGACCGATCGTGACCGCGGCATACGGGGACATGCAACTGGCATGGGAGAAGAACATCCATCGGCCGCTGATATTGATGGAGCATGGGGTGGGTTTGACGCCGACCGGGCGGCATGCCGGTTATGCAGGAGGGGAGGGACTGCGCAGCCGGGTGAGTCTGTTCCTGGCGCCGAACGAGTACATCCGGAAGAAGACGGCGAAGGTTTTCCCGACAGCACCGCAGGCGGTGATCGGGACGCCGAAATTAGACAAGTGGGCGGATGCCCGTAAAAAGGAGAAGGACAAACCGGCGACGGTGGCAGTGGCCTTCCATTGGGACGGGAGTGCGGTTTCACCTGAGGCTGGGAATGCCCTAGCCTGGTACAAGGAGGTGATCCCAGATCTGGCCAAACGATACCAGGTGTTAGGGCACGGGCATCCGAAGATCTTCCGCGAGCTGGCGAAGTGGTATGAGGCGAATGGGATCGAGGCGGTGCAGAGCTTCGAAGAGGTGATGGAGCGGGCGGATGTGTATGTGAACGACTGCTCGAGCACGATGTACGAGTTCTGTGTGACGGGGAGACCGGTGGTGGTGCTGAATGCTCCATGGTTCCGGCGTGACGTGCATTTCGGAATACGGTTTTGGGATTATTCCGACGTGGGCGTGGCGGTGGAACAGCCCGGCGAACTGGGCGGGGCGGTGGCATCCGCTTTGAGGGATGGGAAGGAATGGCAGAAACGACGGAGCCAGTACGTGTGCGAGCTGTACCCACACTTGGGCTGCGCAGCACAAACGGCAGCGACTGCCATTTTGGATTTTTTGAAGGAGAAGCATGAAAACCGATGACGGCCTGGTGAGGCTGCTTTCGCACGATGTGCTGAACGGCCTGCTGAGCGGGGACCATAACTCGACGGCGGGGATATCGGAAGTTGAGGGGATGCGGCTGGCGTGGCTTGCGCAACAGATCCCTGCCGGCGGGGACATCGTGGAGATCGGAACGCACCGGGGCAAGAGCATCTGCTGGATGGGGACGGCGTGCCTTGAGGCGGGGAATACGACGGCGCGGGTGTTCGGGGTGGACCTGTGGACGAAGGGTGGGTCGTTCGCTCATTATTCGAGCCAGGAGACGTGGCGGATCTTCAACGAGCAGGTGGCGAAGATGGGACTCAAGGGGTTCATCCGCCCGAGGATGATGAGTTCGATGGAGGCGGCGGCGAAGCGGGCGAAGCCGATACATTTGTTGTTCATCGATGCGAACCACAAGTACCCGTTTGTGCGGGAGGACTATGAGGTGTGGTCGAAGTTCGTGACGCCGGGCGGGTGGATCGCATTTCACGATTATACGGAGCGGTTCAAGGGTGTGATGCGGGTGGTGGATGAGCTGGTGAAGCCATCCGGGTTGTGGGAGGAGTGGCGGGTGGATGGACGGTTGTGGAGTGGGAGGAGAGCCCCATGATCCCCCCCTGTTATCCCCCCGTAAACGGGGGGATTAGATTACAGGGCGTGGAGACCACGCCCCTACAAAAGGCAAAGACGGAGAGACCTCATCCGGCCTCTCCTTGGCAGGAGAGGAGGCTTAGGTAGATGAGTTATCGGACGACGACACAATTAGCGAATGAGATCGCTGAGCTGAGGCGGATGGTGAATGAGCCGACGACGACGAACTACAGCGATGCGGTGCTGGCGGGGATCATCGAGAAGTATATGATGATGGACCAGAACGGGGTGGATGCGCTGTATGTGAATCATGGGACGACACCGCCCAGTTTTACGCTGGATACGACCTGGATGCCGACGTATGACCTGAATGCTTCGGCGGCGGATATTTGGGCGGAGAAGGCGGCCAAGCTGACCGAGAAGATCGATTTTGCGGCAGACGGCGGGAACTACAGCCAAAGCCAGGCGCATGCGATGGCGATGAAACAGGCGAATTATTATGCCAAACGAAGGAAGTGCCGGAGCGTCAACGTGCTGAAGTACCCGGTGGAGAGTTCGACGAAGGAAGCGAGCCAGAATGGTATTTAGTGCGACGGACCTCGAGAATATGCGGAGCTGCCAGGAAGCGCATATGCCGGATACGTGCCTGATCAAGACGCGCACGCAGACAGAGAAAACCAACGGGGAGAAGGTGGACGACTTTACCACGGGGACGAGCTCGATCTGCGGGCTGGATATGCGGCCGGGGACCTTCCGGAGGGGACGGGAGATGACAGAGGTCACGTACGATGCGACCATCAGACTTCCGCATGATGCGAGCGTTACGCTGACGGGGAAGATCACGGTGACGAAGCGGTTCGGGGAGACGATCTCTCCGAACCTGGACTTTTTGATCGCAGGGGTGATCCAGCGGGGACCGAGCGGGATCCGCCTGGCGCTGCGGTATGAGAGGGCGCAGGTATGAGCGACGGAATGAGCATGACGGTGGATTCAAGCCAATTGGACGGGCTGTTGGAGAGGCTGATGGCGCTGACGAACCGGCAGGTGGTGCTTGAAAAGTCGGTAATGGCGGGAGGGCAGGTCATCGAGGGGCAGGCGAAGGTGAATGTTAACCAGACCTTCTCTGAGGAATCAACGGGTAACCTGGCAGAGAGCATCAACACGAGGATCGTGGACAGCTCGGATAAAAGGG